CTTACACTTAGCAGTAAGAGCTACCCTTCCGGGTTATTAATTAGAATGGTTGTGATTAGGGCAAGCCGAATCTCTTAAACCGTCATTGGTTTCATTGCATTGTGCCATGTCTCAGCCGTGATAGCGACTTCGACTACTTCTTCCTCAACGAACATCTTCGATAGTTCACCTTGTACACCATAATGCAGGATACCTGTCTTAAGGAGTAACATTGACGCTGTGGACAGGGCCAATTGATGCTGAACGAACGCGCTGGCGAGATGAGTACGCAACGCGTTCTTATCTGGACTCGCTTCGTCTTTCCCGGCGCCGGCAGTTTTATTTTGTGCATCTTGCATGAATCGCACGAATAGAGTCTGCATGACACGTCTGAATGAATCAGATGACGCGACATTCGCGATTAACGAGTGTGTCGCAACAGCTACTTGATGGGCCAGTAACTTATCGATACTATCAGATGACTTCGCTAACTCAGTGTACACGTATGACAGCGCGGTAAACGCAGCATCAACTTGTTCAGCAGCAGCGATAGACTTGGTTAGATAAATCTCGCCAAGGGACGACAAGCCCAACAGATCCTGCATCGAAGTTGATATCGACATCTTGAAACCACTTAACGTCGGCAGGTCCATCTTGACCGGCTTGGATAAATCGATCATGTATTCCTCGTCGAGTTCTGAGAGAACTGATTTTCTCAAATCGTCAAGGATGGATTGAGGACGTTTAATGAAGCTCGCCGTTCCAACTCGATCAGCAGCAGTCAAGATTAGCAGTTCAGCTGGATCGTCGACCGTGATCGCAGTACCACCATGAAAACCTTTCGGTTCGTAGAAAGCCTTTGTGTCACTGGTCTCATACAGAATACGAGCTCCGTCTGTTGGACCGTCCTCGTCACCGATGTAAATTGGTGAAACGAACAGTCTATCAGCGAGAGCTATCGCATACATCTGTAACTCAGCGTCGCTTACGTCGTATGCGAAGACACCACCGCCAGCGCTTTCATCAGATGTCTCCCACTTGCGGGTGAGTAGATTTGAGGCGGCAACCTCAACGGTTCTACCAAGAATACCACCCGCAAAAGCGCGAGTAATAGACTCAGTAATCGGGGCCAGGTAGGCTTCGGCAACAGGCACTGCAGCTTGTAGCACGAAATCGCCTCGTGATACGAACTTCGTTACCTGTGCGTCGAGCTTGAATTCCTCGTTGCGCTTGATGAATACACCAGCGATTCGTCCAGATGGTGCATGAACTATCGTGTGTGAATACATCTCGGCAAACTTATCCAACGAGATCGACTCAAAACGACGTAACTCGCGTATGCGCATGACCGTGTATGTGATTGCTTCGCGTAGGTCGAAATCTGGCGTCGTGATCGCGCGGCTTGCCATAGCGACAGAGCCTAGCGCGAACGACGCGTTTGATGCCAAGTACGCTAGATCGGCGTTATCACGAACGTGATCAGGCAGATCAGTTGACTTCATTAAGTAGCGACCTACTAGAGTAGCCGTATCGCGCATGTAGTTATCATAACGGATTGTCGACAACAGACGGTTGGCAGCAGTAACCATTAGAGGTCCGAGTAACGATTCGGCGACGGATGGGTTGAACTCTTTCGCATCTTTCAGCGCTGAACCGATCTCGATCGCTTCAAAGATTTCAGAAACCGTGGCGATGTTAGCCGCCTTAATGATCATGTCTGTATCAGCGATCGGCTGTTGTTCATACTTCAGATCAATTGCGCCGACAAAAGGTACCATCACACCGATTTGAGTGTACGCGCGTGACAGGATCTCCACGAGTATACGCGCTACATGGCGCTTAGGATCATCAGCAGAGGATCCGGCGCCAATCGCGGTTGACACCGCTTTAAATAGCGAAGTATAATCGATAGATAACACGCCCTGTTTGAACCGCTGGTTGTTACGTACCAAGCGCTCATTGACGTCGCGGATTAGCGCGTTATCAAGCAGAGTCGATGCGATTTCAGAGACGAGTCCCTTATTCACAGCGATTTCGGCTAGGTGTTCGATTTTCGATTTCGGACCACCGATGATGCCGTTCCACAAACCAGGTGCACGTTTATCCAGCATCACAGTGAGGAACGTGTCTATAGCTCGGGTTGTTTTTGCCATTGGCTCGAACTCACCGATCGTGCGGTAACTCGCACCTGTGATGTACCCGGCGTCTTTACGTCCACCGGAGACAACCAAATGTCCACCTACATTCTTAATTATTGAAGCCATGTGTATTATCCTTTTCTGTCAAAAATTTTTGTTGTGATTGTGTCGCTCTTGCCGTGTCCATTGATCGTGGCATTCTCGCTAGATGCGCGAACGTCCGCGCGGCGAGGGAGTTTCAAATCAATGAACTCTCGATTTTCCGAGTCGCGATTTGAGAACTTTATCGCCCCGGGTGAGACAACACGAGCGACGCCAGAAACAGCACCAACCGCCGCCTCTGTGTAGAAGTCGACAGCGTCGTCATCATTGGTCATAGGATTGACGAGAACAACGACTCGTTTGCCATATTGGCGAGCGAGATTGTCCAGGAACGTCAGATCCATAAATAGGCCCATGTTTACACCACCTTTACCAGTTGCCCCACCAGAAGATGAGTAGAACAAGTAGCGCAGTGAATCGATGATGATGATGTCTGTTGAACTTTGGCTCAACTGATGAGCGATGGTCGAAGCGAGTTCGACCTCAAAGGTTGGAACAGACGTGTAGCTCAACTTCGCTAAACCGTCGTTTGCACCAGGCTCGAAAGCTTTGATGTAGTGGACGGAGCCCGATCTAGCCGCGTGAGCAGAGGCAGCTAGGTAGTCCAACACGAACGTTGTCTTACCAGATGATGACTTACCTATCACAACCGTGACCCCAAGAGGCAAGTTGATTTGAGCTCGCGGCCCAAACTTCACGATGTAATCCTTTGGTGCACCGACTGGCTTTGCGTCAGACCAGGAGTGATTAACGAGGTAACGATCAGGGAATAAAGCAATCTTATCGCCGTCGATTGAAAATTCATACATTGACCCAAGCTTCAGCGCGATCGAGATACTCGAACGGCGTTTAGTGATGGTGTCGACGAATGATTCGTTTAGAACTGTGTCTTCTTTTGCCATTTTAAACCTTTCATTTAAATATAAAACTGATAGAATCCCAAATCTCCTCCGATGGGATGGAAGTGATAAGTAGGTCGAGTATCTCAGGCGATACGTCTTCAGGGTCAAAACGGTATTGCAGGTAGTCTGGATTCTGAAGAACTAAAGCATCGATGAATGATAAAGAATTCATCTTACGCTGTGTATCATAGTACTCAGCCGTTATCGATGATGGAGTGCGACCGATATATTTTGAAAACTCCTCCTCGTAAATATCATACGCTTCCGGGTATGACGGAGAACGAGAATAGTGTTGTCTACGCTCGCGATCGCCGACGGCCCAGAAATGTTTACGCTTGTTAGAGCTGACACCGTGTTCCGGTACCAGCCAGTTTACGAAGAATGAGGCGATGTTAGGAGCCAGCTTTAATTCACCAGAATCAGTCCTATAAGGGACGTTTCCTAGGAACGAGATCGGTTCTTCACGTTCAACAGCGAAGTAGTCCGCTGCGTACGCCTCATCGTTTATGTGCTTGTAGAACACATCGTCATTTACCAGTAGGACGCAGTCATCACCCATATTCAGAAGAGCGTATTGCTCGTGCTCGCCCATGAGGATGGCTGGTATACCGTGCTCTATAACATCGCCGAAGTAGTCATCGATGACACATAGATATTGGAAGACCATCGCAAATTTTCCGAAGTCTGGATTGCATGAAATCCCGCTCGGTAAGCCCAACTCCATGTTGAATGTGGCTGGATCAAACGGATTCTCACCAAACAGTGGGTCGATAGGGTCGACGTCCTGTCCTGTATATATCGATGGATGTGGCACGATATATGGAGCAGAGAACATCAACTTTATCAACTTGGCGACTCTGTGATCACACGTGTTGCGGAGTTGATCACAGAAGAAGTCGATCAGAAAGGTCGGTACCGATTGATCGAACTGTTTGACATCGAAACCGGCTAGATACTTATACCGCGTCATTTTGGCTAGTATACTATCAGGAGTTCGATGTTTCCACGTAAAAGCGTACCTGTCTAGATAATACTCTCTGAGACACGTGAAGATGGATGCGACGACGTAGTTTGGAACGAAAGCCATGCCGTAAACAGCACGTCGACGACCGCTGAAATGGTTCTTGACATGATTTCCGTCGACAACCACGTTCTTGTTCGCGATGAACCTACGACCGCTAGCCAAAGATGTGCGCGCGGCAAGTTCATCGTTGACTTCGCGGTCCTTAGATTTGAACACTCCATCAGCATATGTGACGGAGTCAGCTTGGGTTCGCTCGCCTAGCGTTTGCACGATAGGCGAGTTGTAGTCAACGTAGAGTGATAGTAATTCACCTTTGTCGACCATCGATAGGTAGTCGTCCAGATTACTGAGCGCATTGCGCAACTCAGACTTCTTCTTTGGGACGTCGTTAACGTAGTCAGGTGAGCCAGTCGACGCCTCACGGCGTATAGACAGCTTCGCTGGGATCGCGTTGCTGAACATCGTCTCGAACAAGATCGTGGCGATCTGTTTGTGACGGGAAGTCTTGAAATCCGATCTGAGATGAAGGGATTCTCGAATCTTCGAATTGTTCATCGGAGGGATCGACGCCGGGTCCATTCCGTACCCAGCAGTGGTCAGTAAGTTATAGAAGTTTCCGGCGATAGCGTTTGATCCGACAACGCCATCCGGACCCACTTTGGCCGTTAGACGATCTGTGAGTTTCACTGCGATCGACTCCAGCATCCGCAGAGTGTCGGGACTGTCTGACATGACGCCAGGATACAGATCCAAACCACGTGACCAACGCTTACGCTGGAGAACGCGCTTCAAGCCAGGTGACTCAAGTAACGGAGCCCACGCTTTTGCTCTTTTTGGATCGATGATGTAGCGAGGATCCTTCATCACTCAATCGTTCCGGTGTTATCATCCTCAGTCTCGCCAGCAGGCTTGCGATAGGTCGAGAGTTCGGTAACAGAGCTGCGTCGAGTTGCTTCTGTGGATCCGGTGAACTGACCGGCATCCGAGCGACTATCTTGGTATTCTTTTGTCTCCGCTTTGAGGTTGTCTACGGTTATACGAGTGAGGGTAGCGATGTACGTATTCCAGATGGTGTTGTACATAGCACCAGTCAAACCGATGACAGCTCGAAGGCTAACATCGATCAGATCGCGATATTCAATGAGTAATTGTAGTTCGCGTGTATTAACAGGAAGGATTATTTCTTGATCTTTCGCCTCGTATATACGTGAAATTAGATCACCGGTTTTGACAACCGGATAGACGACGTCCTCTGGAAGAACGGCTTTCTCTGGAACTAGAATGATTTTGTAAGACATGGTGAAAATCCTTTCGTTGACTTCTGATTAGTGAAAGATGTGTATTTAGAGAAACTGCTCATGTAGCACAAGACTTCCTCGACCTCTAATGTCTCACGTTGCGTGAGAACTTCAGTCCAAGAGAAACCTCGTTGTTGCTCGATCCAGCGCGCGAACATAGGATAGTTCGCATGTAAACCGCCCAGCTCGATGTGATACCTGGTGGTTAGACCTAGTTGTCGCAACACATCGCTAAAGGTGCCGCTGGCAATTTGGCGGATAGTGATGTGATGTTGACCCATCGCTTCAGCGACAGTATCAGGGTAGTACCCGTCCATGAGCGCAGCGAGAATGCCGACGTCTGAGAGGTGTGTACTATACCGTTGATATGATACTCGTGGTGCCTGGAGCTGTTTAAGCATGGTGCTGCCCTTTCAAAAGAAAACAAATACTATTATTACATTGTTGACGACATGGGACGGGATAACCCGCCGCTCTATATGTGAAAATGAACTGATGTAACATACTGGACTCACTCCTTGTAGATTGAAAAGTAATATTGCACAGATCCCTGTCACGGATTGTACCACGAACTAGGCACCGCTACGGTTCGTGAGTGAGGCGTCACTAGCGCTGACTTGTACTGTCAGTAAACCTTGATCGAACGCTACTTCTAGCTGCAATCGACGCACTGCGTCTAGTACGGGGGTGGCTCTTAACCCAACGGGTGACTGCCACAACGACCTTGATCAGAAGCCGC